TCCATCATAAATCCAATTACTTGGGATATTAGTATTAATTATCTTAATACCAGTTCCTTCAGTAGTGCTGTTTCCAAGTATTAAAACATTATCATTAAATGTTAGTCCACTTTGAGATTTATTAGATTTGTAATTGAGATCTAGAAGAGTTGGTCCTTCAGCATACCCATCAATTATTGAAATGGGTCCATTTGCATCAGGGTGTACTCCTACATAACCACCATTTGCACGAATTTCTTCTACATATAAATTTCCACCCATACGAACAATCGGACCCATGTTATACTTCATATTCAAGGATATGTTTTCATTTTCTCCAACATTTTCACTTTGTGCCGTCATATTCAAATTTGATGGAATCAAACTTAAATGTTTTGCATAAACTGGTTTTGAACCATAATTTGTATCAAAAGTTCCAATCATTAGACAGTTAGATGGAGACTGTGTTTCCCATCCAGAAACTTGGATTCCATCAGTTGAAATTAAACTGTAATTAAATGCTTGTTGGTTGCTATAGAATGTTCTACACCCATCTAATACTTTAACGCCATCTTTAATTCGATGAAGTTTTGATCTGTGTCTTTGTTTATTTACAGTATCTAAATTTCCATCAAGCACACCAATATTTAAATGACCAAAATTAGTATTTGATATAAATGCACCAACGCAGTTTGCGGGGAAACCTACCACTAAGTCATTGCTGGTTGTTCCGGGTGATGTATATGGATAGTAGTGGAATATCCCTGTAACAGGTGAAAATTGTGTGGATGTAGGCGTAATGGAAAGCCTAGAATAGTCACTAACATCGGGATTCAGTCCCTGATATATTGGATCAGTATTAATATTAATTCCTGAATCATAATAATTCTGATAATACGATGCTAAACCTGTTGCAACAGATGCAGTTGCACCCACAACAGACAAATATCCCGACCTATGGTTTATTTGTCCCCAATACCCACTCAACAATATTTGATGAGATCCTGGTGATAACCACGGTCCACTTGGTCCACCCAATTCTGCAAACGGTGGTAAAACATCGCATTTATTTGTATTGGAATAAACTAAGCCACTTGCCTGTCCTTCGTACATTGCACGAAGAGAATACCAATCTGATGCTCGACCCTCTGTGGGTGGCGGACTGCCTGCACCGTACCCCTCTTCACCACCAAATTGTCCCCAACTTTTGAAATTCCACCAAACCGGAAGTCTTACGACCGTTTGAATATTTGATGTAGAAAGGAATCTTGCTGATATTTTATTTAATGTATCCCAATTAGCAATAGTTGAAGAAACCCCAACACCAGCAGTTCCACCAAGATACCTATAGTCTATAGGCAAACCATGAATATTAACATTTGCCCCATCGTCTAAAGTGTTTGATGTTAAACCATTTCTCCAAGCATGGTCATTGATAACTACCTCTTCCGTTCTAAGCCGTAACGGAACTCCTGGAATATGGGTTTTGAACCAAGACTTTGAATTTTGATAAAACTGGGCTGTGGTTCCTTCAAATTCAACACCCAATCTACCCTCATAATCTCCTCCAGTTGAATTCAAATTATTCCAACCTGTGGTCATGTTCCAATCTTTATTGTAATTTTTTGGAAGCGGTACACCAATTTCTCCTTGACGGAATCCAAGAGGATGTTTAGGTAAGTCAGGAGTAACGAATTGAATCATATCTACACCTGATCCAAGTGTTGCTCCTGGTTTAGCCCATCCAGGAACTCCATTCGGATAAACTTTAGGACCACAAGAAGATGATCTAGGAAGATTTGATGGGATTGGTCCACCATTACCTTGGAATCCAGGCCATCCTGGAGGTGCTGTGTGTCCAGGAAATGGGGTTCCTGGATAAACTATCTTGTTAATAGCGCAAGCAGATCGGTTGAATGCAGAAGGAAAGGTGATGGGTGCTCCACCAAGTCCAACTCCCGCCCACCCCGATTTAGGTAACGGGATCATAGTATTAAATATTGACGAATACTGAGATGGAAGATTCGATCCAGCACCTATGCCATTTTTGCGATATGCATATCCAATTCTGACAGATTCTAATGGTGCATAGAATGCATTTTTATTTCCCCTTCCATCAAATTTTGAGTCTTTAGAGTTTCCAATGGTATCATCGGATGTTGGATTTTCTGGAAAATAGTGATATTTCATTTCACTTGCACCAAATGATTTGAAATCATGTACTCCTTCAGCGAACATAATAGTATCAATATTCGGATCTAGTCCAGATACACCACCCATTAAATTCATCCGCTGAGTAATTAAAGTCTTTGATGTGAGATAATGACCAAGATTATTGCTATTACTGTGAGTATATCCATCACCCGATACTCCACCGAACAAGCAAGAAATGCGATAAGGGAATGCATATGGAACAAAAAGCCCACCAGGAGAGGTACTATTTGGTTGGCTAACATAATCAATTGGGGTTAAAGCAAAATCATTATATTTACTATTAAATTTCGTTTTCCACTCTACTGCTATATCACTACGAATTCCCGTTCTTGTGTCTGCATATAGAGTCAAATCTTTAATTATTCCTGAAACATTAGCATCAAAAATTGCTCTATCTCTACAACCAGGAATTGTTCTGGCCCGAGAGAAACCAGGATAAATGCCTACATCACCAATTAATGATTCAGGCATATTCCATATCACCCAATTTTCTGGATAATTCCAACAATAGGGGCTATAGGAAAAGTCACCTTTATCGGTAGTAGATCCATCAGCCCAATTCACCCACCACCCAGATGATGCTATCCCACCATTCGTCCAACCGGTATTCGGACCAGTTCCTCCTGTGTATCCGCCTACCCAAAGATAAATATTTGCTGGTTCTGTCTGTGACATATTTTTCCTAATCTAAATTTATTTATCACTAACTTCCCTTCGCCTTTTTCCACAAATCTTTATCTGCGGTTCTACGAGTTTTACCACCAACAATGAACGAATTAACTCTGGCAAACGCCCATTGATGGCTCGTAGCACCAGGGCGATGACCGCCTTTCCATGCAGCCATACCTCTGTCGTAGACTTGTTTCAAAATTCCATAAGGAATTCCGCTTTGTTTTGACTTCTTTTCTAATGCAGCGATTCTCGCCTCATTAATGTTTTTAATTAGGTTGTCGTAGTATTTCATGATTTCTTCTCAGGATTGTGGCCCCAAACTTTCAAAGCAAGTAGTTTTCGGGTTGGACGATCTTTTTCATCCCTCATACCGCCCTTCGCACCTTGCATTCTACTGATAAAACTAACTTGTTTCCCTGCCCATTTCCAATCATTTGCTGTCCACTTTTCTTTGGGTGTATCGAGCATTCGAATGATGGCACGGGCAGAATCTCTTCCGCTTGTAATTTTACCCCCACTTGATCCTGCTTTCCCTGCCTCTTTTCGGGATAGCCCCGCTTCTTTACCCTCTTCTGAGTCGAGAAAACTTTGTATTTCTTTGCCGGACATATTCACTAATTTCTGCCACTCTTTGTAGAGAGCATTTTTCTCCTCATCGCTTTTTTCTTCACGAAGCCTTTCTCTTTCTCCTGGCGTATCTTTACGATAAGTGTTAACTATCTTATTCGTACCTACACTCAACGGACCTCTTTTTTCTTTTGCAGTCCATTCCCACGCTGCCTCAATTAAATCTTCGTTCGATTCAAACGAGTCTTTGTGCATCTTCCATGCTGTAGCATAGAAAACTCTTTTCCAATCTTTACCGTATTTCTTTTGAAACTGCTTTTTAATCTTTTCCTTCTTTGAAAATCGACGGGCAGGACCAGAAGGGGGACTGACTTCATAAAGAAGAGATTCTATTTCTTCAGATATGTCTAAATCCACTTTGTAATTTCTATATTTTAAGTCCTTCTCATATTCTATAAATGATCGGTAAATTTTTGCGGAATCTATTTTGCCGTTTTGAATCGCCTTTTGCTCAAGCATTATGGCTCTGTTCATTCTTGTCATGTAATCAAGATTCTCAAATGCCTTAATAGCAGAAAGAGATTCTCTTATTTCATTTTTGTTTTCTGCCTTCAATTTACCTTTCTTGGCAAGTTTCTTGAAAGCAGTCGTGTATTTCGAAGGTTTGGTCTTGATCTTCTTCTCTTTGGGGTTGACGAATTCCCAAGTCTTCGGATCGTCATCTGACATACCCTTACGCTTTGCAAGTCTCTTCTTTCGAAGTTCAGCCTCTCGCTTCGATAATCCAGAGACATACTTCTTTGGTAGTCCAGTCTTTTTATCTTTTGGAGATGGCTTAATCTTTCCACTCTTCGTGTGGAACTTTTTCCCCTTAGTAATATCGGCTTCTTGTATTGATTCTCCGTCGATTGAATATCCCATGGTTAATTGAGATCCAAATACTGAAGACAATTTAGCCACATATGTCTGTAAATCTACACCAGCGACATCAAGCATTTTATACAAAATCCTATCAATGATGCTCTGTAACTTGAATCTATCTACAAAAAAAGCAGTTTTTGCTCCCGTTTCTAAAGACTTATTGTAGTCAATCACTATTTCTGTCTTAAGATCCTGTAGTTTTTTCTTGAACTCAACTGAGTTGGATTTCCACAGTTTGGATAGTTCAAATATTTTCCCAACCATTTCTTTGGTGGTCATCACTTTAAATAAGGCACCCGCAATATTTGCTTTGCCTTTAGGAATGATACTCTCAGACAGTTCCTCTTCTTCTTCCTCTTCACCTGATGTTTTTTTCTTGACATCTGGTTGTGGATATATTGCGTTTGCTGGATCAACAACATAACCAGTCTTCTCAAGGAATCTCAGTCCAAGAAGAACCTTGGTTGACATATGGTTTCTGTCACCAAGGCTGAATTTGATGTTCGGATATCTCTTACCATGGAACTCAATGTCCATGAAAACCACAATTCTTTCTTTCTCCCCGATGCCACTCTTAACTTTGATTCTGCTGACAATTTTCTTCGTAATCTTCTTACCGTCTGCTAACTTAAATGAAACGGTGTGGTCGCCATTATCTTTTATGTTGTCGGCATGAATCATATTGTAACCGCTATTTCCAGTATCGATCTTTGCGGTATATTCATTGCCATCGACCTTAACATTCTCACGAACAGCAAGATTCGAAAATAGTTTCCAATGTGCCTTGTTGAGAATGTATTCCACAAAGTCTTCTACAAGTTCTTCACCTTTAACATTATCTTTACCTTCGCCATCCTCATAGTAACGATAATAGATATTTCCACTACCTGGACTTGCGTTCATTTCAATGATGTATGGCTTACCATCGTTGATAACATGATCTATACCAACATAGAAACATTTACTGACCCGTGCGGCTTGCTCAACTAGTTTAATCTCTTCTTCAGACAATTGATGTGATCCGCCCTTAGATCCACGGGCAATATTGGTTCGGAAGTCTTTAGGTGCTTTGTCTCTTTTGGCACATGCAAATATCTTCCCATTGAGTACTATGCTACGAACATCATTCTTGAATTCAGGAAGAAACTCTTGAATGATGATCTCCGCACCATACTTCCATAATGTCTGTAGCACAGACTTAAGACTTTCCATGCTCTCAATTTTGGACACACCGATTCCTTCTGCGCCTGTAAGGGTCTTACAGATGATCGGAAACTTACCTCCAACTTCCTTGACAGCCGATTCGATATTCTCTTCATTTGCGACAAAAGCCGTGCGTGGGTGAGGCAAACCGTGTTTCTTGAGTGCGATAGCCGTTTCCAACTTATTGGCACACAGTTCCATACCCGCTCTTTCGTTTACCATGAACACACCATTGTTCTGTAAGATCGTCATAATGGCTACACCAATTTCGGTGTTCATCACACCACCACGAACGATTGCAACTGTGTTCTCTGGAACGATGGTTACATCTTTTCCCTCTCCATCGTAGTTCTTTATAGTAATCTTCTTCGAAGCGACATTTGATATTTCTACCTGTGCTTTGCTTGTTTTTACGGGATAGAATTTTATCTTACGCCTTTTGCAGATCGCTTCAGTTTTTTCTATGGTATCACTCAAATCTTTTTCTGATGATGTGAGAGCGATGATTGTCACATCCTCTTTTTTGGTGGCCTCATTTAAAAGATCAAAGTCCTCTTTCAAACTCATACCTTTACGAACATCTTTCCATAAACTCTGTGCAAGAGTTTTATTTCCAGGAATGCCGATTGAGAATATATCAAATCGGTCCTTGAATGCCGCTTCACGCATAAGAGATGCAGACATGTACATAGGATCAACTTGTTGACCCTTCTTGAGCATATCATCTATCATATCAAGAGTAACTTTAACTCTTGCCTTGCCTGCAACTATGACCTCAAGATTATCAAATGAGTACGACCTCTTTTTTGGATCGTTTGTTGCTACTTTACCTTTGTATTCCTTAATACGGTTGTATTCTGCAACATGATCACTTCCTGTGACCACATAGATGTTTTTATATCCTAGTTCACAGAGATACAAAACAGTATCGAATGGATTTGTCGATTTACCAAAAGGGAACTTAACCTTCGGAAACAACTTCTTCAGATAATCGATCTTTGACTTTTGACTGAGTGGATTTTTTTTGGTGTCCTGAGTTTTAGACACAAAGATAAAATGATCTGCTCCCTTTGCTGCGGCTTCACTTAGAACTTTATCCACAACTACCTTATGACCGATAGTTGGTGGGTTCATTCTACCGAATGCAAAAACTACACTATCTTTTTTTGCTTCATTAATCTGATTATTGTGGTCTGAGAAGTTAAGCATTTTACCTCTGATTCACCATTCGGTTTTGTTTACTAAATTCTAAACGATTAACTAGTTTAATCACCGATCCTGATCGATAGATTACAATACCTTCAGGATTTGTTGGGCGAATTCCATTCTCATCCATGAAGAAATGACCTAGGGTTGAAATGGCATACAGTTTACGCAAAAGAATTTCTTTGATGTTGGCAATTTTATTGTGAAGTTCAAACATTTGATCGATCTGCTTTGAATACGCATCAACGAAATCTAATTGCTTCTGCATCAATTCAGTTTTTGCTTGCTTGGCTTTGTCGGTTTTTAGTTTATTTATGTCCTTTTCAAACTTACCTTTGATGTTTAGTTTGAGACTGGATGCATTAAAATTGTTCATTCCACCATTGATTGTACTATTGACATAAGGCAGCAAATAATTTTCTGCTATCTCTTTCTGTGCAATTAGAGTCTTGAGGAACGGTCTTACTTTAGATGCTAGGGCTTCGCATTCCTTGAGCATCCTGATCGCCACCTCCGATTCGCTGCCCTTCATAAGGGCAGGAGAGAGATCGTAGATGTTTGGATCTGTTACCCAAACATCACTTGTTTGCTTTAAAACCTTGGAATTGAAATTATAAGATACTGCCTGAATAGACTTCAGACTATCTCCTTTATATTCAGTATGAAATGCGATTCCTAGTTTTGCTGAAGAGATTGCTGATCCAATATCACTATCCTTTGGGACAGCGTACATGATTGTGTTTGGTTGAAATGCTATGTGTGGCTTACCATCGATATTTACTGCCTTTTTCATTTCAGCAGTAAACATAAGATCGCCTTGCAAAATCCTCTTACCAATGCCAACCTTAGTGAGCATTTTCAAACACATTGCCATCTTATCAATCAAATCAGACGGCAATCCAGATTTTCTGAGTTCGGCCTCCGTATGATATGCTTTTTGTTCTTTGGCACCGAAAACAGACTTTGTCGATACGAAGAATTTACCATTATCGGGGTTTTCGCCGCAAATGATCGCAGGCTTCCCATCCCATTTGGTGGAAACTCCCAAACTAGTATTTCCAGTTTTTAGACTTTCGATTATATCCTTGAGGAATGCTATTGAGTTGTCTAACCCCTTTTGTCCGTAAAGGATCATCAAATCTTCAATATGATCCAAGTGCTTATTTCTAGCAGTTTCCTCTTGGATTACCTCATGATTGTATTGTGTAAATGACAGCATTCCCTATTCCTTTGGGTTAGTCAATTATTTATTCTGTTGTTTTGTTCTCCAAAGTGGAGGAATAAACTATCTTAATATGCCGTACAAGTGCTGCCCTTGTGTTGCTCGGGTATAAGCCGACCTGAGATGCTGACCTCCCACGGCACAAATTTTAACTTTTAACTACTGCGTGTTTTGTCAATACTTTCTTTATAGGCTCCATGATTTTTTCTGCTTCTTCTCCATACATTCCGTTCCTACAACTAGGATTTATACATTGAAAGATCGGAACATTCATGATAATTGTGGCACTAACTAAGGGTTCTGTTCTAATTTCTCCACCACCAATTTCGAAAGAAAGATCCTGCCGTGAACGAATTGTTGCACAGCCACATTTAGGGCAAGATGGACATTCTCCATTACCCATTTGCGAATTTGACACGGTTTTTCTTGTGGGTGCAATGACCCATTTCATCCATGTCAAGATAGTTCGAACGCTGTCGATCATCATCGTGTCCAAGTCTGTAATTGATTTCCAAGTCAGATCCTATCAATTGAGGATTATCTGCAATCAGAATTCCTAACTTTGCGAGAATATCCTTTGCTTCAATCTGAGCATCGTCAACGCTAATTGATTCAATAGGAATATCAATGTGAATTCTGTAGGGCATTTTATTCTCCCCAACCCGACAAAGATCTTGGCTTCTTGATTTTGAACTTACTCATGTCTTCCTCATCATCAACAGATTCTGATCCCTTTCCCATTTGCTCAAACAGTACTTGGTCATCTTCTTGCACATCATACAGTTTCATCTTGGATCTGTCAATACCTAAAATGAATCTTCTGTGAAGAGTTGGATCATTATATCTGTTCTTTAGTTGCTTCACCATGATTTGTCCCGACTCATCAAGTTGCTCGGTTGCAATAATAGCAAACATCAAATCCGCTGTTGCTGGTAGCCCGAATGACTCCGATGTATCAGTTAGTTCCACATCAGTATTTGAAAATCCCGATCTATTCGTTTGTGTTGCGGTGAAGATGGGGAAGTCTGATTGGACTGCGAGACCTCTCAGTTCTTCAGCGATTGCCTTAATGTAGGTGTAAGAGTTAACATTCGCACCCGCCTTAAATCTACTTGAGGCACAAATATTAAGATAATCTATGAAAACGACATCTGGCTTGAAGTTCTTCTTGAGTCTAAGTTCATCTAATAAATGACGGAAATGGTCAACACTCGCCGTTGCTGTTGGATATTCTTTGATAATTAACTTACCTGTCATTCCCGATGAAATTTTTGATAATTTCTTGTCGTAAATGTCTTTCGGAAGAGACTTGAGATCATCGACCGCAATATCCATTAGATTTGCATCAATTCTTTCTGCGATTCTTTCTTCCGCCATTTCGCATGTAATGTACAGGACATTCTTACTCATGGTCAAACAGTACGCCGCATGATGACACATGAACAGACTCTTGCCCACGCCTGTACCCGCAAGGATAACATTTAGAGTTTTGTTTGGAACTCCACCGTTTGTAATTTTGTTCAAATAGTCCAAATCAAAAGAAGTCTTTTGCTCTACCCGATGATAGAATTCAAATCTTTTGTCCGCATCCTCAACAAAGTCGTGACCAATACTAGCATCGAATGAAACGCTTAATGCTTTAGTGAGAATTTCTGGAATTGCATTCCTTGTCTTTCCTTTCGGTTTATTTTCATCAAGTAGTTGAATAGAATCCATTAATGCATTGTAAACTGCTTTATCCTTACAGAACTTTTCAGTTTGATCGATAAGCCAATTAGAATCATTAGACACATCTTTGGATGTGGACAATACTTCTAGAAGTTTGGTACAATTATCGTACTCTCCCTGTGAGACCCCGTCTTGCTCGGATAGGATAATGTTTAGAGCCTCAACAGTTGGTGCCGAAATATATTTCTGAATGAACTCCTCAATGTTCTTGAAGAGTCGGCGTTCGCAGGGGTCGTGAAAATACTCCTGCTTGAGAAAGGGCAGGACACGGCGTGTGTACTCTGAATTGTAGAGTAGGTTTCGGAGTACGACTAGTTCGATCTTGTCGGTGGACATTGCGAAGATTGTAGCCTGTTTTGTCAGTAAGTCAAGTGGTTTTTCTCAACACGAATACGCCGCAGCCGTTCCACCAACCATCAGAGTCGCTAGTGCCTGTAAACTCTACTTTGTGATCTATCTTAAGATTCAAGTGAGTTATGGCTCTATATGTTCCGTCCTTGACCTGACTCCATCCCCAATCATCCACCATGAGGATGAATGATTCCGCCATAGAATTGTAGTAGTGGGTTAGTGCCTTGTAGTGGTCTTCCTCTTTGTGTTCCCCATCATAAAAGTAAACATCGATGTTCTGCAAACCATGGCTGTTGGGGTCGATGCTAAAGCAGTCCGCATCGATCAGGTTTGGTTCTGTATCGATGTGTGTTTTCCAATTTGTCAGAAACTCTGATCGAACACTATCACCACCGAGGAAAAAGTTGTCGATGAGAGTGTAGTTCAGTCGTTGATAGTTTCCAAAAAGAGTGGGTATTGCAGTAGACCCCTTGAAAATTCCAATCTCAAGGTAACTCTTGATGAAGGGGTTGGCGAGAAGTCGATTCGCAAATCTCTTGTACTCCTTACCCGAGTATCCGCTCAATGAGAGAATCTCATTGGACAACTTAGACTCTTTCGTTTCTACCGCAGCATCGACTGCACTTCTAAGCATATCAACTCTTGATTTTGTCATCGGGTTTCCTTTTGGTTGCTAATTACTTTTTGGCGAATGCCATCGTCCCATTCCTGTCGTTCTGCAAATCGAAGATCACTTCATACTTGCTCGGATTCGACAGGACATGGTTGCGTATCCAACGGCACTTCCTAGACGCCGTGTCATCCAAGATGAACATCTTGGTGATGGGTTCCAACAGAAGGAACTCCGCTTTCGTGGAGAACTCCCCCCCGTCGAAAATAGCCAAATCGATTTTATTAGGGAGCATGTTCGCCACCTTAGGGGTACTTGAATACCAAGAGATATCGTCAGCCAACCAATTTGGCTCATCTCCCGTGAGTTGGTCGCTGTCCAATTCCGATTCGTCAACCAATCTGCCGTGGATCAGTTTTGCCCAACTCGGAAGCCCCTCCAAGTTCCAACTTGAAACCGCCAAGTCATAGAACTTCTTATTGGTTTCGAATGAAAGCAAACTGATTCCCTCACGCCCAGAGTCTCTTAGTCCTCGAATGGCGCATTCGGTCGTGCCTCTTCCGTCCCAAGTACCAATATCCACCACCGTGGAAATGTTGTTTTCAGATAGACAAGTGCGGTAGATATACTTGCCTAGATCCGTGTTCATCGTTACCTGTCCCATTACGAAAACTCCTTCGCCCACCAAGAGGCTCTTAATTTTGAGTAGTCCCAACTCTTTTCGTGAAACTCATCATACTTTCTATTTAGGAACTCCTCGGTAACCTCAGACCAATCGTTAACGAATAGAATCGGTAAGTCGGTGAAGTTCCTGTGTCCGTCCTCATATCTTGTGATTGGAACGGTGCGTGAATAGAGTGCTTCCCATAGCCTGTGGGTATCCAAACCATTTCCCCTTGGGCAGAGGACAAACTTATGCTGAACCATCTCATTGAGAAAGGACATGATGACATCGTCGCTCGACCCGCCGCCACGATCATTCTCCGTGTTACCTTTCCTATTTGATCCGATGGTGAACCACGATTCGCCTTTTGCCTCACGGGCGACAAACATATCCATCAGAGGTTGTCTTTCGGCGGGATATGTTTGTGGGCGGTGATTGATGTAGAGGAGTTTGCTTCTCTCACCCTTCGTGTTCAATCTCTTGATGTGGTGAATTTTGGTCGTGATTACGCAATGGCTATTTGCAATCCCCAAGGGAACAGGGATGATGTTTAGATCAGAGTGGGTGCTGTTGACGGCATACCAAATAGTAATGTTGGGTGGACGAGAAGCCGCAATACGAGCGTCGATGCTTATATCTGAGTTGTGGGTCACCACTCTTCGTCTTACATTTGGATTCTGCCTCATGATTGGGAAGAGTTCCGCAGCAGATTCGGTCTTGCAGAAGACGGTGTCGTTATCCACATCCCGAAGTGAGACCGATGAGTCAAATGCGGTGGGCTTGTAGAAAGACCCACAGGCGTTCTTCAAAGTCTCTCCTGATACGAAATCGTCTAGGAGGTCATCATCGAACTTAATGGGACTGATATTCGACATGCTGTTTTTCCTCAACGATGCTTGAATTACAGATCTTGTTGATCTCACTCTTGATTTCAAATCTCCTATCATTTTTATAATAGACTGATCGTGCAAGTTCAATAAACTCATGATCAAACTCTTTTTTAGATTCCTTTAGGCGAATTGCATCTTCAATCTCCCACAATTGCATGTTAACTGCACATAGATTACTATAAAGATTGTTAAGGATTGGATTAGTAAAAAGTTCTACCTGATTAATAAGATTATTGTATTCCTTTGTGACATTTGCAATCTTTATCGGATCTGTTATCTTCTTCATTTTGATAGAAAGAATAGATAACTTGTCAATCACCTCACCCATAGAAACTTCAACCTCCATTGATTGCTCCTTTCAATTCCTTAATTAATAAATTGATTACTGTTTCATTTGTCGGATTAATAGATTGATTTGCCGAATAGAAAATTCTATTTCTATACTGTGCAGGAGTTTTCCACTCTTCTTTAACCAAATCATTATATGATAGATTAAAACTTTTGTATAGTTCTCTTATTAAGTCATTAACGAAAGTGAGTCTGCCAGATCCAATCATAAAGTCCTCTCCGACATCATGGGACATGGACTCATTGGCTACCATGGATGGATGTAAAATGTCTCTATAATAGTAGGTGTCGCCCAAAGTAATCGGTTTTTTATTGATGATTGAATCGAAAACCTTTCCAAAGAGAAATTCCCCTTTTCTATAAATCCCATTAAAATTGAATGGATAGGCAACACTCACATTTGGATATAAAGACTTGTCTTTCAATTTAATTGACATAGCATATTTTGACATAATGTAGTGATTACTTTTAAACTGAAAGGGGCGATTAATATCTATTGGTCCAGTCGTATCGTTCCATAGATCCGCTGTAGAATAGACCACAACTTTTCTAGAGATGGGGGAAAACCTTTCAACTACATCTATAGTCATGGTGTGGTTTACATCATAAAAAGATTTCATCATTAAATTGTCAGTCGTATTTGCGAGAAATGTTCTATTTTCTCCAAAACAAATATAAACAGCATCCCATTTAGTATTTAATGCGGATTCATAGTTTCTAGAGGAAACTCTATGGTATTCGCTCGGGAAGTAGTGTGATATTTGCGAGGTTGATCCGACAATTAAATTATTCATACTGTAATCCACTTTTTCCTAACTCCAGAAACAATTGATTCCCCATGACCATCATTTCTAACTCCTGTGTGTAGATACAAAGGACATTTAATATTCGGAAGATGCTCTATCAAACAACGAAACGAACTTTCCATACAATGAATTTCTTCAGCATGCTCAAGTAGCATACACATATTAAAGATGTCTTCACTCGGATCATTCTTGATAATCTTGAGACCGTTTGAGTTATCGGGGGAGAATACTATCCCCCTACTCGGATCATCATGAACAAACATAAACTTTTCACTATTTGGATTTAATTTACGAAGAACTCTTCCCTCTTCAACAGGATCTCTACGCAATCTAAATTCTGACCAACGCTTTTCATGTGGAATACCGGCTGAAATATAAAGGGCTTCATCAAAGTCTTTAGTTATACCCATAAGTTGGAGATTGTCAACTGCACCAAATCCACATCTCATAAAATTCATTACATTTTTTTCGAATATGAATTTGTTGACATATTGAATTTCATTTTGATTACTTGGAATCGATATAACATGAATTCTTGGTTCATCATCAAACATTCTAATCACTCTATTTGCATTCCTCTCCTTTGCAAATAGATAGACATCAGTATAAAATTTACCTTTATTGAGAAGAGTTCGTACCATTCCATTACAGATAATGTGATCACCCATTCCAAGATGATGATGAAGTACTAAAGGATTCATACTGTAACTCTTCCTCTCAATAGCGGAGTGTTTTGGATATAATCGTCCTGAACTGGTTCAAATACACGACCAACATAATATTTTTCGTGTCTTGGAATATATGGGAATGGTTTCTTAGAGAAGAAATCATCATGTTCTGTACAATCGTGCATTGCTACAGGCCAAACTATTTGATGCAGGAAATCTTGATCCACACCACAAATAACTTTGTTGTGTTTCCCAGCATCATAGTATTTTTCAATTTCTGTTCTAATATTTCTCAATCTATGAGCACGGCATCCCCACATTCCTCCGCACATTGGAACATTATGAACAAGATTATCTCGCATGATGTGGAAAGAGGTTCCTTGATTTAACCAATCGTTTACTGCCATTTGTTCACGCTGACCAATTCGTGAGTCGGTATCACGAACTATCATTACATCAACATCTTCATAAGATGCTGCCCAAAATCTCCAAAATAGTCTATCTTGTCTAGTGTCTTTGGTATTTGTAACCATCACACGACAATCTTTTTGTTTAGAAAGTAAAGATAGTGTTTCATTAGGAACACTTTCATCACAGAAAAACCAATATTGCCAGTCAGGATAAAATCTTCTGGCTAAAATAACATTTGCCTCTGCACCTTCAATATATCTTTGCTTGTTTCCCCAAAGCCCAAATGAAATTACCTTCATGATAAAATAGTCTCCTTATTATTTATAGACAACACAAAGTTTTTGAAAATTTGTTTATCGATTTCAAATAAATTTAGTTGAGGTTTTTACTTAAACTCCAACTTTCGTATAGGTTCTTCACACCATCGATACTGTATTTCGGTTCCCACCCCAAACGATTTTTGGCTAATTCATATGAACCCACACACCAGGGGAGTTCGATATCTGAAATAGGACCGAATGTGATTGGATGTTTTTCCCCTGCAATCATTTTTGCTATGTCTAATATTTTACTCGCCACACCTGTACAAATATTGAATGTTTCCATATTAGAAATCACTTTATGATTCATGGAAAGTAAATTTGCAGAGACAACATCATCTACATGAACAAAATCTCTAATAGTTGATCCATCACCATTAATTTTAATTGGACTATTTGAATGTTTTCTGTCTAAAAATATCTCCATTGCGGATTTTTGAAGTTTTGGAGAGTTTAAGTACTTTCCTCCCCAAACATTGAAGTATCTTAGAGAAACTGTTGTCATTTCACCTTTAGACATGAACTTACAGATGTCTTCACACAGAAGTTTACTTAGTCCATACATTCCTTGTTGTGACCCGACATTATAATTTGCAGCGTCTTCTGTTACTGGACCATTTTTATACATGTCTCTTGTGTATAAGGCACAGGACGATGAAAATACAAACCTTCTAGCATTAACTTTCTTTGCCATCTCAAGAACAGCCGTTGTGCCCGAAATATTTACTGATGAAATGTCGTAATAGTCTTCACTAGTTGCTCTCTTATCTGCGGCCAGATGGAAAAAAACTTCTGTGTTTTTAAGAACACTCTCAAGATAATGAATCTCACGAATATCATGAGAAAAATATCTATAATTTGGACTAACCGTATTAACGACATCTCCATTAGAAAGATCATCAATCACTATTACTTCGTGTCCCGCATTTATTAAATTAGACACCAAGTGAGAACCGATGTATCCTGCCCCGCCAGTTACACAAACCTTCATCTTACCACCTGATTATTATGAGTTTCTTCAAAAGTTTTACTGCACATATATTGATAGATGACACCATCAATCCATTCTTCTTTCTTTAGAAGACTTTTAATTCCCATACTGAAATATCGATCTTCACCCACATTTATCGAAGGAAATCCAACTGCCTTTGCTATATCTCTTTTAACTGCATTGAGATGATTAGGAGGTCTATAATAAACCTTACTCTCATGGTCATCAATCCAACGGTCATATTTCAACGAATGGATAAATGATCTAGAATATCCATCTGAAAAAATTATTCTACCCGTCAATGAAGAACAACTGGGATTGTTTTTAACACCATTCAATACCTTTTCGATGTAATCTTTGCTAATTAAATCATCATCATCGATGAAAGCAACATATTCTCCCGAAGACTGATTGAGTAACATATTTCTCTTCTGACCTATGCTTAATTGTCTATCATCAACCATAGAAATAACTTGAACTGACTTTCTGTCTATCTGTTGATTCAATTCTGATTTTAGATTCTCAAGTTTAACATTTCTTTCGTTTAGACTTGGGATAAGAATCGAAAGTTTATGAGTTGGTCGCCACGACATCAAGTTTCTCCTTTTGTAATTCAGTCACTAAACCAAAATTATTTGCTTTATTTTTTTCGTAAATCGCACGATCATAATCATAGAATTGTTGCGATTCATTTCTCTCATGAAGTGAATCTCTTTGAACTTCATTTGCTGAAATCTCTCCCCTACTCGCAAGAATATATGGAATTCCTACCCATTGGTGTTGAATTATACACCTGTCAGAATAAACAACCTTATTCAAAATTCTTGCAATCTGAGTAAATTCATCATCTGAAAATACACTTTTATATTCAGGATTGTAAATGTATCCAAATCTATCAAAGTACTTTCTACCCAAGATACTTAAAGTAATCAGGTTATCTTTACCAGAAAATCCATCATTATAGTGCAAAACCCCATCCGTATCGGGAAAATTATTCTCCATATCTTTACAAATGATATCGTCATATCCAGAGATAATTGGAATCATGTCATCAGATGCGAGTAGAATGATATCGGGATTCAACTGAAGAATCTTATCTAAATTTGCGTTGCAAGCCTCTATCTTTGTTTTTGAATCTCCAAATTCATAATGGAACTTTCCATTTGTTTTTTGTTGTAATTTCTGTAGTGACGAATGAACATTTTGATTATTCATCGAAAAGTCACTATGATCCATTGACACAAAGAAATGAACATCTCTAACTCCGGAACAAAAATTAATATATCTATCAATTACTTGAAAAAATTTCTGTGGCCTACTTCTTGTAGGCATTTTAACGACTAGTCTCACTCTGATTCCTCCGTTTCTTCTCCATTACCACCATACTTGAATTCCTTCGCAGCAGCATCATCAAGAGCCTTGATAATATCATCAGTAAAGTACTTCTCGGGATTCTTGTTGATATGACTTTCGAATGCAGCGACACCGTTTGGAAATTGAATCTTGTTGGAGACCTTGGTGAATAATCCCTGAGACAGCCCCAGTTCAACAAGACCATAGTATCGGTCTAGACCCGTGTCGTAGTTGAGCAGAACATCCACCTGACGATTCTCCTTTGTCAGACGGCTCTTGTAGGTTTTACAATGAATGATGTTGCCAACAATCTCATCATCGACCTTGTGCTTCTTCTTCGTCAGATAAATGATAGTTGAGGCAGCATACTTTAGACCACTTCCCCCACCCATCTCCTTGGTTGGTACATAAGCCCCCACAACATCATAAGTGTGATTAGTAACGATTAAAGGAATGTTGTACTTTCCCAACTTAAGGGTTACAGTACGGAAAGTTCCCTTGATAATTTGACTACGGGTCATATCACGGGTCTCCTTGCCTTCCGCTGTGTCATTCATTTCCTTGGATGTCGAAAGCATTCCTAGGGAGTCGAGGACAACCATGATTGGCTTCTGTTCACTCTTGTTCAACTTACCATAATTGTCAAGGATCTGAATCAGTTGGAATCTGAAGTTCTCAACAGTAGCCACAGGAAATACGGCAACCTTGGTTGGATCAAGACCACGGGACTTGATCATTTCCCGTGTGACTGCCTGTTCGCTGTCAAAGTAAAGCACAGCCCCTTCAGGATTGTCCTTCAAAAACTGTCCTGCAATACCAAGAGCAAAGTATGTTTTCCCTGTAGCAGATTCACCCGCAATCCCGATGATCTTATTGTTAGCAATTCCGCCCGTAAGCGTACCTGATACTAATGCGTTGAACGCATAGGATCCGGTGTCAACAAATCCCGAAACATCGGCCTCGGTTCCGTCGATTGCAATAGTTGCATGTTCGTTTCCACTGCTCTTAACAAGACTCTTCAGAAAGTTCATATTATCTCCATTACAAAGTGATTTGGGGATTATATCCCCTATAAGTTAGTGTGTCAATCAATTAGTTGAACATTCAAATGTCTCAAATGAAGCACCTGCCATCTTAACAGCAGACAGCACGGTATCTAGTTCTTCCTTTGTGACAAATCCCAATTTATCTGCATGTGTTCCATTATTTTTCTGCGACTGTGGGTGAACATCATGGAAAACTAAGTTTATGCCTAGACCCATCTTCAATTTGGTGTCGATTTCATCAATAACATTGACCATATCTCCACGACGAATTCTGTGTTCGTAGGTCTCGCTATTTCTTCCGCCTTCTCTTTCCCGTAGCATATCAGCATGTCGCATCAATAAAAATCTATCATTGTATAGAGTGTTTTGTCCTGGTCTAAGCCTGATATAACAGAACATATCAGATACTGCATCATAAAGAGAAGAATTGAAACTTGAATAGGGGAAAGCGAAATGTGTTGGCGGAAGTCCAACCGCTGCCATTGACTCCATAGCAGGAATTACCTCTTCATCTATGTAATTATCCGTTTCACCGTACTCTAGGGCATCCTTATGAGAAACCCCATGACACCCTATAACATGACCATCTTTCTTTAATTCAAAAATCAAATCAATGTCTGAATTACTCAATTGATCGAATGAATCGATGTAAAATACGGCTTTAGCATCATGTTTTCTGAGAATGTCTCTAGCATTGTAATGCCAATTAGATATACAATGATCATCAAAACACAGATGAGCATGTGGTAGTTTTACCTTATGAGATGTGAAAGTCCCGAAACGATCCATGAAACTATTTAGCGAACTTATCTTGCCTCTTCTTTTTGGCAACTGATCGCTTTCTGGTGTTTTTAGTATTCTTGTTTGGTTTTTCAACATACAACCATTCTAAGAAACTAGACCAAAGAATACCAAGTCCACCTAAAATGACCAGAATAGTAATAAGATTCATGAGCGACTGTGCATGATTGATTTCGTTTGTCATACAAATAGATCCTCTAATGATGATGTTTCTTCAAGTTTCCAACCAATTATCTCAACGATTGCAGTCAGAGGTTGAACAAAAGATTTCTCAAACTGCATTTCGTAGTCGATGTGCTTATCTAAGGATAGTTCCTCGGGCAAAGAAGTTACGAATGAAATTACTTTTTCGTTGATAGGATTAGGCATTCGAAGGTAAAGATACTTAATCTTCTCGCCCTCACGGATCATAGGATACTTCTTACCAAGTTTCTTCATTCGAATCCAATGATTGTATATCAGCGCACCCTTGGGGGCAATTGGTGTCGCCTTCTTGTATATGCTGCTGTAGTCCCCGTAGGTGTCAAGCCCATTGCATCCACGGGGGAAGGCTACCTTGTCGGCAGGAAGCCGTATAAACTCAGCATGGAAGTCCTGAACGAACCTACGGAGGTTACTCTCATCCTTCAGCATGACGATCTCCATGGCCTCCTTGAGTCGCTTACGCACGATGGCGGGAGTGGATGACTTCACCATCTCAAGACCGGTAATCTTGAGTTCGGGTGTGTCCATATAAACATCGTCTTCACCCTTCAGAACAGTTAAAGCATATCTTTTCTTTGCAGTCCAAATTCCCTTGGCCGCAATCGATTCTCGCTTCATGGACATCTTGTTGGCGTAAGCATTCATACGCTTTGCTAATTCATCATACTTCTTTGCGATGAATGGGAGGATGATGCTCTTGCAGGACTTATCGATAAAGTCAACTGTCTTCTCTTGAGACTTATTGGGAGACATCTTATTCACCAACTCGGACATTCGCAGATATACTGAATCTGTATCCGATGCAATAACATAGTCAACACCTACAGTCTCACAAACTTTGTTTAGAAACTCGTTCAATTGCTTTTCAATCCAACGAGCAGACAACTGACCTGAAACAGTAATGGCCTCTGCCATTTCCAAATCATAGTAACGACAGTACTGATTGCCCAATGCACCATACGCAGAGTTCAACTGCACCTTTCGGACAAGTTGGAAGTTGCCGTACTTGGCGATCTCTCGCTTCTTTTCATCGACCTCATCAGCAGACAAATCAGGATTGTTCTTAAGGAATGCTTTCAACTCAAGCATCTTCTTCTTGAACTGCTTTCTCTGCTCATACATGGTGTCCATAAGTTCGGGGAGAAATCCTCTAAACTCATTAGTGAATGCCACACCATTTGCACAGATGCTAACGCCGTTCTCAGAAGCAGATCGACTCTGATCCTTGACTTTGTCAGTATTGTCTAGAATCATATCAGGATTAAGATTGCCACGAAGAAACAAGAAAGACTTGTCCGTCTTTGTTTCAGGTGAGATATTATACTGCATGATGAGGTGGGGATAGAGACTGTCCAAGTCAAACGAGACAACCCAATCGTGTTGTCCCACTTGTGGGTCTTTTACATAAGCACCTTCAAATTGCTCGTCTTTATCCGACTTCTTTCGTGGCGGAATGATCGTGTTACGCTGCAACAAGTAATTGTAAATGATGGAATCCCACATGCGAACCTGTGTAAACACATCACCATAGTTTGTTCTTGAAGAGTATGCAAGACCGAGCGCAAGTTCGATCAGGCGTAACTTATTCTCAAGCCCAACAACAAGATCAACATCACGAACATTATACTCCACGAATCGCTGAAAGTCACGACGATAAAAGTCTGTGATTGTGCCGATGTCATCGTAAGCGATCTTATCTTCGCCAAGTTCGGTAGATGCAATGAATCCCAATCGATATGACTCTTGCTTAACGAAAGTGAACTTCTTGTACAATTCAATATAGTCGAGAATAGTTATCCCCGTAAACTCATAGACGGTATATGTTCTATTCTGATCAGTCACTTTACGATCACGAACAATATTCCAAGGAGATAGTTTCTGTGCTGTCTTCTTACCGAGCAGAGCAGTAATTCTGTTATAGAGATATGGCATGTCGAAACCATTGACATTCCACCCTGAAACAATATCGGTGTCTAATGACTCCCAAAGATCAACGAAGTGACTAAGCAAGGCTCTCTCGTCATCATCAAACGAGAAACACTTGACACCCGAAACATCGAAGTCATGTAGAGCGAGAGTATATCCTTTACCATCCGACATTCGAATAGTAATAACATTAACTCTTTCAGTAGGATCTTCGGGGGATGCAAACCCGTTCTCACTCTCAACTTCGATATCGATATACATTACCCTAATGTGATTAGGATTATAATCGACTTCGGAGTCTCCTCTGTATTCTTTAGAAATAAACTGATATTGAGAATCGATCTCACCGTAGATGGTGAATCCTTCGTACTTGCCATATTCATCCATGAACTCCCGCATATCATACTGATTCGGGAAGTCGATTTCACGGAGAGCCATACCGTTGATGGTCTTGTACTTTGGCGGATCGGATGGTTTTGAATCTCTCACGAAGAGGGAAGGACGAAATGGAACAGATTCATGAATCCGTCTACCATCATCGTCCCACCCCCGATGCAGGATCTTACCGCCTTTGCAGGCAACATGTGTGTAGAATTTGCTCATTCACGCTCTACTGCTAAGATCCAATCTTGGTGTACTATATCACAACCACCATGTCCTCGTCCACCATTTTTTGTCAAATCCCAAAGAATTTTATCCCCAATTTTGATGTCCTCTGTTAGTTTGTCTCCAACGGATACAACAACACTCCAAATGTTTTTGTTGGTAATTTTTTCAGTATAAATGATACCTTCCTTGGTCTTCTTTTGCTGACCAAGTCCTGGTGTCTTAACGCTTACCCATTTGCCAATCGGTCTAAATTTGCTCATTCATCATCTCCAAAAGATTAGGTTTTATTTCATCTGCAATACGCTCTTCTGCGATCTTCACATACTCGGGGTTCAGTTCGGTGCCAATGTAGTTGCGACCGTTCTTCATGGCAACTACAGCCGTGGTGCCGCTGCCTGTGAACGGATCGAATACAGTTCCCCCTTCAGGACATCCCGCAAGCACACACGGCTCAATCAAGTTCTCGGGATATACAGCAAAGTGTGCACCCTTGTAGCCCTTCGTGTTCACCGTCCACACAGAACGCTTGTTACGCTTGCCATCTGCTCCCCATACCCTATCAGGCTCTAATGCTGGATCACGGGCACCCTTTTCTTCGGGTTGTGTGCGGCTCTTGTTTCCAGGAGCATGAGGCTTACCCACAGCGTCCTCCTTAATAGCATTGTGATCGTAATAGTATTTGGGCTTCTTAGTCAACATGAAAATGTACTCATGCGCTCTGGTGCAGCGGTCTTCCACACTTTCAGGCATCGGATTCGGCTTGCTCCAGATGATGTCCTGCCGCAGATACCATCCATCAGCCTGTAGGGCAAGTGCAACTCTCCAAGGAATACCAATCAAGTCCTTACCCTTAAGCCCTCTTTGATCCTTGCGATTAGGAGGGATGAAGTCTGAAGGCATTCCACGCTGCCCACCAATAGTCTGTGGTGGCGGGGCACAGTTCTTTGCGCTCATGTACGAGTCGCCAAGATTTAACCACAGAGTACCGTCATCACGGAGAATGCGATGAACCTCACGAAACACCTCTACCATCTTCTGCACATAGCCGTCAACGGTATCCTCCCGTCCGATCTCGCTGTCACCACCATCGTATGAACGGAGTCCGAAATAGGGAGGTGATGTGATGCAAGTATGAACGCAACCGTCAGGCAGAGTCTTCATGCCCTCAATGCAGTCGCCCTGAATGATTTGATAATTCGTCATTCGTCATCTCCATATTCAATTCCACGCTCAAAGTAATGCTCTTCGAATTTCTTAAACCCGAAACATGCCCTTGCATACTGAAGAATAATATCCTTGTCGAATTTATTGCAGGAGTAAACATCAAGCGTGATGAAGTGGGTTGGTTCGATGGAGTGGATCTGTATGCCACTCTCAATAAGCGGAACCCAACCACTCACTCCTGCCTTATTCGGATATAACTCCACACCCTTTTGTGTGGGTGCATGAATCACGAAAGGTTGACTCATGCGAGTCATGCCGATCTTGTCAACTACATTTTCGAGAAACCGATAATGTAGTTCCAAATCGTCTGCTGCTCCAACACGACATTTGTACATATCAAGATAATAAGAATATCCAAATGGTTTTTTCACTTTCTCATCTCCTTTTCAACTTTTTGCCAGTACTTAATTGTTGCAGCCTTCTTGTGTCCTCTTGGTCCACCATTGTGGATCCTCGCTAAATCCTCTGCCGTCGCATTCTTTGGAGCATATCGACTTAGATAGGCGATAACAACTCTCTTTGCATACTCGGGATTATAGCAGTCCTTATATGAACCGCCAATTGTTTTATCGTACTCAACCGCATCTTTCCAATAAATTTCCCATACCTGATAGGGACCAATCGCTCGACCTTGATCACCGACAGCATTATCATTTCCGCCACTTTCGACTTGCCGAATAGCAGCAAGAAGTTTGGGTGTCAATGCAGAAGGTACACGCACGGGCGCAGGCGCACACGCAAGCGCACACACGCAGGCGAGGGTAAGAATCCACTTCATGAAATCACCCCTTTCAGTTTGAATTTTTCTTGTCCTGAACAAAGGTATGAAACAGAACGGCATAGTTGATGATGTCAACACAAGTGTCTTCAAGACTCTCATCCTTAACTTGAAAAGCACCTGCTTCAACAAAAGATGATAGTCTTGATAACTTGTCCGTCATTCGAACAAGCATTCCTGCCTCTGTGTTACAAATACCCATGGCCTCGCAGCGAGTAAAGTTTGCGAAAGGTTCTGTGCCAGCCTTACCAGCATAATCAGCGTTCTTTCGCTTCATGAGTTCATAAGCCTTTTTTGTTAATTCGTTATGGGACTTCAGTAGTTCATCACGGGTCATTATACATTCCTTTCATCGGCACATCGAATATCGAACTTTAGATTTATTCGCAAATTAATTCGTCAGGACTTACCTGTTGATCCAAATCCACCAGTTCTAGATGTTTTAATTTGCGGTTTAGAACAAGAGTAAAAATTGGCCTTATAAGTAGGAACTATCTCACCTTGACAAATTCTGTCTCCATGATTAATTCGAATTGGAATTTGGCTTGAGTTATAGACTAGAATCATCAGTTCATCAGTATAATCTGAGTCTATAATTCCTTCAGCATTACAGAGCATTAATCCTCCATTGATAGAAAGACCGGATCTCATGTGCAATCTCATTGACCACCCATCGGGGATATCAAATGATAATTGCGTCGGAATCATAGTTCTGGATTGAGGGGGGAGAGAAATATACTTCAAGTCATGATTTAAATCAGATGCCGCCAAAAGCATGTGACTTTTGCTTTCGTTTGTAAAAGATTTAACAAGACATTTCCCGTTGACAAAACATGCTTTGATATCAAAACACGCAGATCCCTCAGTTGCATAAACTGGATCAAATGCACTAGGATGAATTTTGTGAACGCCAACAGATACTGTGCGAATATCGCTCATAATTTAAACCCCATTTTTGTTTGGGTATCTTACAACTTTTTTCTGTTTTTGTCAACTGTTTTTTTAATTCCAATACTGTATTTGGGGATTAATTCCCAATCTTTTCTTTCGGAATATGAGATTATCTTTATATGATTGATAGGACAGATGGGAGTTTTTGTTGAGTCCCTATTAACTATTTTACATAACCCCCACTCCTCTAATAGATTTGCTATTGTGTTTCTGCGACCTATATCATGCTCAGGAGTGGAATCTGATAATCCATCTAGAGCAAATAATTCTTTAAAATGAACAATATAATACTTCCCCCTTTTGTGAAGTATGTGACAAGACTGATAGAGTTTTTTATCAGTTTTTGAAGAAACTCCTATTCTAGTTAGAGTCTCTTTAATTTTCAAAAAATTTTGAGGATCTTCTAATGTAACCTCTACAAATGTATTTACTAAAGACATAATAACTCCTGATTACTGATCAGTAGTTATTTATCAATATTTCTTCCCCCGTGTCCCATTCGAAGTAGATGCTTTTGATCTTCCGTAAGTAAAGATAAATATTCAGACGCTCGTCTTTGGCTAACTTGGTAGAGTTCCATGATTAATGGTATTACTTCATCATCAAAACTATTTTGTTTTATCCACTTGTCATAGCGACGGCGACGGCGTACAGATCCATATAAAAAGTCATATTGTAATTTCTTATCAATAGTCCACCTCTCATTCATAGAGTTAGCATAGAGAATACTATCGGGGCTAAACGATAATGCACGATTAACTATGTAAGGGATATAATCTCTTTCCACTTCAGGTTGCACCTGAATCAGGTTTTCATTCTTTTCATTTATACTCTTCACAAAGTCGAAAGGTGAAAGTCTTTTATTAATTTTCATCATTTAAATCCAAATCATCTACATTGATCCCATCAGGTGATGTAAGACTAACAATAAGCCTCAAAGGAATATATACCCACTTCATTTTATTGATGTCGTAATAAGAGTTTAATAGAAATTGATCGTATCCGTTGCTACCGTGATATCTTGGAATCAAAGGACACTCAACAAAATTGCTAGAGACTATAGTATTCTTGTGAGCAATTTTTGTTTTAACCTTACTTCCATTAAGATTCTCATACTCAATATCCAAACAGTATGGATAAATTCTTTCAAGAACTTTGTTTATCCAACTACCAAGCATCATGTCAGACATACCAGTAATCTCAAAATATGAATTGATCTCTCCGGTATCTTTTTCTTTAGTATTTCTAATTGCTTTTGCTGAGAAGTAACCATCTCTCTCTTCAAGGAATTTGCGCCGAACGACTTCGCATTCTTGACTAAATGTTTCATAATGATACTTTTTGTTTAGACTCTCAGACACTTTCATCACTTTAAATAATTCATCATCATTTAATATGCTAGACATAAGCATAATTTTAGATAGGGGTGTCGCTTCGGATAAATCAGATGCAGTAATACTATCAATTTCATCCCATGCCTTATGATTTATTTCATAAATTGATTTCTTGAATTCGGTTACAAAACTTTTTATATCATACTTCTTTCCTATTTCGTGAATTTTTATGGAAAGGTCATTGAGGCTCTTAACTGATTCCATTTCTGCCTCCTAGTCTTAGGGGATAGTACGAATCTATTTATAGAGAAACATCGCTTCAAGTCACTTAAAGGTACAGTCGGCGGCAAGAGAAATACAACATGCGGTTAAATTTATTTCATGGTCTGCGACGAATGCTGCCTTATACTGATATTCTGAAATAATTAAAACCGCCTGTGGAATGGAGTCAGGGGTCAAGTGGTCCTGTAAACCGTCGTAGATTGATCGGAATAAATGCGAAGAGTCTTTATCGCTATTGTCTATTACCCACTTCCGAATTTCATTAAAACTTTTTGCTTTGAGAGCCTTGACCAAAGTCTTGATTCCAAGGTTATTCTCGCTAGTTGAAAGAATCCCCACATCAATTTTTCCGCCCAATGAATATCTTTGCAGTTCATTTATGGTTTTACGGAAATCAGGAAAATTCTTGATAATCAAATCAGCGATAACCTTATCGTTATAACTGATCCCTTCAGCATCAAGAATATGCTTCACTCTTTGGCTGAATTTAGCAGCAACACTAACTTTCTCACTTGAGAAGATTTTAAAGTCGATCAGATTGCATCGACTGTGTAATGGCTCAATTATTCTATTCTTGAAATTACAAGTCAGAATAAATCTGCAATTAGCAGCAAACTCTTCCATGAAACCACGAAGTGCAGGTTGAGTGGAAGACGGATTTAGATAATCTGCTTCATCTAAGATCACCACTTTATTTCCCCCACTGATCGAAACAGTAGAAGCAAAGTTGCGAATCTTAGTTCGAAGAACATCAATTCCACTCTCGTCCGATGCATTGATGAACAGCATGTCCAAGTTCATCTCATTGCATAATGCTCGGGCGACAGTCGTTTTACCTGAACCTGCACTTCCCGTTAAAATCATGTTGGGAATTTGACCAGACTTTACAACATCACGAAATGTCTGCTGAATCCTGTCAGGAAGAATACAGGAGTCGATATCTTTCGGTCGATATTTTTCTACCCACAAAAAGTGATTCATTTTATTATCCTGCACTCATAGCGATCCAATACTGAACAGGCACATTCTTTCCCTTGAGATTTGCTACTGCCTTAGATGCGATTGAAACCGCATAATCATCCTGAACCATTTTCATTGTGTCGATACTGAACCAGAAGGGGAAGTGATCGGCCTCTTCTGCAACTTCAGAGACAATGAGTTCCCAACTATTACCTGTCGGGTTCTTCTTATCACAAACTCTAACAAGAAGGTTTCCCTCCTCACTTGTGATACACATATCAGGAACTTGAAGAACAGATGCTGCCTTCATGATAGAGGCGAGATCACTCTCGCTAATATCGAAGACAACCACAGAATTCGGCATCTTGATCTTCTTATCTCCCTTGTTCTGAATGAATTCGGGATTAGTATAAAAATACTTGACAGAACTAGATCCACCATCACCATCTGAAGAGATGACTAAATGTGTATCCTTGAACTCAAACACAGGTGACTTGAACAAACTAACAATACCAAGAAATTGAGCCATGTCGTAAATCGCAAAATCGACAGGAAAGTGCTCAGAAACCTGTGCCTCTGCAAGAATTCGGTTGGACGGACAAACCGTATTAAGTTTACTGCCTGATCGAATTAACAGGCTAGGATTGATGGAAGCAAAATTCTTGAGAATCGAAAGAGTCTCAGGTGAAATCTTGACGCAGTTAGTAGTTGTAGGCATATTTCCTCCTTGTGAGATGTGGAGAGTATACGGCCTACAAACAAAAAGTCAATCAGTCAGGTGCTATATTGGAAAGATTATTTGCGTCAAGCCAATCGAATATTCTATTTGTAGGAACAACCATTAGAATTCTAGTTCCATAGTTTATTCTTACAACGATACCAATACATTCACCCTTATCTTTAGTGAATACTCCACCCCCACTTGATCCGGGCGCACCATTTGCGGTGATTTGCACATGGTGTTCATTTGTCCAATCAACCTTTCGCCTGTTGTTGGAGATTATTCCATCGGTAACTGTATTGATTTCACCTAAAGGATTGCCTACCGCATATATCTCTTTTCCTATTCTAGGCTCATTTCTATCGAATACTGAGTCCATAGAATCTTTAAGATCTTTTGCGTCTTCTAATCCTATTATGGCTGCATCTAGAGATTCATTGTGCGCTAGTAAAATTCCTTTCCACGCATGCGTTGGAATGTCTGAATTATATGGAGTGAATGCTATTGAAATTTTACCCTTACCAAATTCCTTCTCATCTTGAATTACATGTGCGGCGGTCATCACAAACCAAGAACCATTCTTCTTATAAAGAACGCCGGATCCAAGACTCTTCTTTCCCTCTAGTGTTTCATATAAAATTACCACAGAGTGAGATAAAATTCTCTCTGCAACTGAAAGGCCATCCCCATAAACGACCACGGGAGCCTCGGCTATTTTTGCCTTGACTCCCGCACGATCTACCGATGTACTTACTGTGACTGCAAGCAGCAGTCCTACTACCCAAAGGTTTCTCATGGAACACCTCCTTCGGGGGGTTTAGCCCTAAGTATATTTAGTTTTACAAGTTATTTGATATCAAGAACTTATGGAATAGACTGAAGAAAATTTATCATATCTTCTTGTGTGTCGAATTTATAGGGAGATTCCGTAAAATTCTTGGATGTGATTCGGGTCGTAAACTGAAGAGTTGGACTTGTAGTTCTATGTTTAATACTCATACGAACTGACCATTTGGAAGGTTCGTTTGTGGGTTTAATGTCCTTAATGCTGACTAGTTTAGCAACTTCGTTTCCCTTGGCATGAGAAATTCCGGGAGGAAGTTTATCCTCATCGTCAAACATGTATAGTTTAGATTGATTGACTGGTGTACTTCCAGCCCAATCCTCCATGTAAATGCGCTTGGCTTTAATGGTGGTTGGATCTTGATTACAATACAGATGAGTAACGATTGACTGTTCAGCCAACGCAGCATCGCTTTTTGTATATGAGCCGCCACTCGCTTTGAGTCTAATTTCGACTTGAGCAGCACCTTTACACGAATCTACGAGTCTTGGCAATCCTTTAATAGAGGGAGAACTACTAAGGCCAGTTGAATATAGTCCTCTTCCATTGATGTAAATGAAATGCACATTCTTTTGCCGCAAGATTTCTTCATAAAATCTAATATTGGCTGAGTCTTGAATATACTCGTTGATATTGTAGGAGAGTTTGTCTCCACTCTGAGTGAAAATAGTTCCCTTGTTTCCTACCTGTTTCCACGCAATTTTAGAAACCTTACCAAAGGGTAGTCTACCAGGAATAATGTACTTCTTGTGTAGTGCTGATGGATCCATAGAAGTTCGAAGATACTGTTGCATCTGTCGAATCATTTCAAACTTCTTGGTGTGAATTGCCCGAATGATTCCTAGCCAAATTTCTTTTTCAACCTGAATCTTCTTTCGCCCACTTTGAGTCCAAGATGTCTCAGTCACATCTTCGGAACTGTAGGGGTCAAAATTATTCTGCAATCCAATCTGCGTTCCCTGTGCACTTTCATCTTTGATCTCAATATTGATGTTACCTGAGAAAGACGATCCCGCAACTTTTCTTACTCTGATAACCAAATCGGGCTTATCATTGTCATTTCCTGCACTGTCTCCAATATCAAATCTGTCTTGACGAGTATCTTTCAATAAATTTTCAGCAGCACACTTCATTGCTGTCGCAATAGATCTCTCTAATGCAAATCCATGCCCACTAATAGGAGGGCAAGCACCTTCTGAAATTAGTATCTCAGGTTCCAAAGATTCTTGCTGACGAATGAAGTCGGACAGACAAATCGGTCTCATATTGATATTTATGTGGTCGTAAAGCCATCTATGGGAATCGAACCCATGATCTGTCGCTTACAAGGCGACTGCATTACCACTCTGCTAAGATGGCGGCGTGGATCTTACGATCCACTTAATATTACTTTCTAGTTCCACCTGTGCGATTGCTCTTTAGTTCCCTAATGCTATCGCTGAGGCTATCGATTTCTCTCCACATAGCATCGTGACGGCGTTCATCTTCCATGTTTTTTTGCACATTATTGAGTGAATTCATATCTTCTGCGTGTGCCTTGCTCTTCAGATAAAGAAGGATAAGAAGAACTCCATTGAGAACAGATGAAACAACAAGCCCCAAACCTAATCCTGAAATATTGTGCATATAGCACCTCCTTTGTGTTGTGAGATTGTATCAGCGTTTTCGGTTTTGTCAATCAGATTATGGTCAATGAGCAATAAATTCGATTGCCCATTCCACGGTAGTTGGCAAAGATCAAAAGATATCTTTTACCCTTGGCTCTCCACAAAATTCCTCTTTTGGTCATTATTTTAGTGGATTTAGTTTTCCAACCCGAAGAACTTGCGAAATCTTGTATCTCCGACTTCATTTTTGTGGTTATGCTTCCCTTGAAGAAATACCCTCTAATTTTACCACCCCACACATTCGATTCCTTCATCAGAGAAACTAAATTGTTTAGGTGATTAAATCCTGGTAATTTAGATTTACCGTTTTTACCAAGGTGCATGGAAACTTCTGCCCTGTGATCGTCACTCGGAGAACAATCATCAGACTGACAGAACTTAACCCTTGCAATGTTTCTGATTTGTTTAGCCACCGCTATTCTTCTTCAGAAGAGTTATCTTTCTCTTGATCGTAGGTCTATTCATAAACTCTTCTACCTCAGCGAGTCCATTAAGTCTGTATGCAAAGTAAATACTGGATCTACGACCTTCAACATCAGTCAGCATGACCAGCATGTCTTTCGAAGGTTTGTCTCCTACCATGTCCGTAAAACGAACAAGATCTTGTTTGATCATTTTCTTAATTAGTGACAGTCTGTACACACCAAGCCCTTTGATATAAATTTCAGGATCATCTACAGATGAACTGAAGTCTATAGTCTGCGCTACTTTGCCGCCAATGTTAAAAACCTTAGAATTGGTTTGTTCATTAATGACATTGTTAATAGCATCAATCATTTCTTTACTAGTGTTTTTGAATGGGTTGTTCATGTTGATTATTTATGACGATTTAATCCTCAAACAAAGCAGTCAGTCCCTCGTCCATTTTCGAATAGTTAATTATCTTTTCGTCCTTAGACTGAATAGAAGTTTCACTCCCATCATCCTTCCACCGTACAGGCTCATAAATCGTCTTGGACGATGACTTTCGATGGAATTCGTTGAGCCACTTGGCCTCCTTTTTGGCCGCTTCCTCGGTCTCGTAGACCGCCACGATGTTCGATCTCTCAACCAAGTGTCCCTGTAGATCGTTACCGTGCATGATACCGATTGCCCATAGTTTACGCTTTGCCATAATACTTCCTATAGGATTCGAACCTACGACTTCTTCCGTGTAAAGGAAGCACTCTAGCCACTGAGTTAAGGAAGCAGAATGCCGAAGGTGGGAGTCGAACCCACACGCCCGTGAAGGCAGCGGATTTTGAATCCGCCGTGTCTGCCATTCCATCCACTTCGGCTTTGGTTAAATTATAACCACACCGAAAAGTTTGTCAAGACTTAAAGACCTAACTTCTTAAGTTCAAGAATGGTTTGATTTGCGCTCTTATGCTGAATGGCAATACCACCAGCAGATTGCCATTCTTTAATGTTCTTGCTCCAATCATCAATTAAAATATTGGGAACGCCATCAGTTTTGGCATAGTCCTTTTTCTGTGTGCGAAGAACTATATTTGAAAAGTGAGGCTTGGGACGCAAGTTATTTTCAATCCACTTTATCTTACCCGATTTAGATTTCGGTTGCCAAGTTGTTGTGTGTGCTGATAGAATTTCTACCTTGTACTTTGAGATATATTTCCAAAGTGTTTTACCATCCGGCATCCAAGGTAGTTTAGCAAATAAATCTGGATGATCTTCATCAATTTTAGGTTTGAGTGGATTGATAATACTATCAAAATTCTTCTGTGATAGATTTGGAATATTTAAAATTTTGGACATACCTCCAATTATATCAACTAGGACACCATCCATATCGCAATAGATGGTCGGTCTTTTACTAGAATCTTCTTTGAAGTAGTCTAAAAAGTCTTTCATTTGAGGGGTTCCACTAATTTGTTTTTTACGATATAAGTTGCTAGTCTTTTTCCTGCAATATTATCTGATGGATAGTGAACCCCGGCAACGACTCTAGAGTCCGCTATTTGATTGGCAATACTTTCAAATTTTTCTCTGTGATCCGTGTGTTTATTCGAAAGAAGTAAAGCAATCAACCATGCTTCAAAAGTATGGCCCGAAGGATAGGATGGAGTATAAGGATCTGCAACTAGAATAGTTATTTTCTTACCATATTCATTTGAAATCTGATATGGTCTAGCACGGTTAAAGTAGACCTTGAAATAGGAAAGAATCCCATCTGTGTTTTTAACAATATTGGAGATCGTATCTTTAGAATAGTTCTCCCCTGTCATAACTGATGCTTGTTCTGCCCAGAATTTGTAATGGTTTTCTATTGAATCCATTTCAATGGCAAACTTCTTCTCTTGTTCAGTAGAATCATTCATTCTTCTGATGATATAGTCAATTTCATTCAGGGTTTTTGTACTACTATTAATGGGGGGACTATCAATCACTCTTGAAACGGGAACCCCCGATCTTAAGAATTTACCCAACACCGAAAATGGATCTTTCTTGTCATCCTCCATTTTCGCAAGAGATCTTGGATTCGAATAACCAATAATATTATCCATCGAATGAATTTGCTGAAATTTAAGCATTAATTACTTTAGCCTCAGAAGATACTTTGTTCTATTTACTGCACCAAGAATCTCATCACGAATATTAAGTAAATCAGTATCCTTCTGTGGATCTATCATTTGAGGTATATCTTGGTTCAAATAAACCACAAACTCATCAAGAAATTGGATAACATTCTCTTTTGATTTGTAGTTTTCTGCTATGAAGGTGAAATTGTCCTTTGCGGTCGGGACTCCACCTTTAGATCCAGACATAGTTTCAATAAATTGATCAGTCAGTTCGTCAAGAATTTCGTACAACTTACCTAAAGCCTTATGTTCTGCATAAGACTTAGTTTGCCAGTGATACACTTTAATTTGCGACTGAACCGTTAAAAGTTGCGTAATGATGTTCATACTCGTATTTATGACTTCGTCTTACGAGACTTTCGTGTGACCCTAGGTTTACGCTTTTTACCAAATATACTATCCCAATTCTTAGACCATTTGGAATAATCTACCTTTCGGTAGGTGTCTCCCTTTCCTGCGCTGTGCTTACTTCCCAAAATTTACCCCTACCCACCAATTCGGTGCTTGAACATTCTTCCACTTGGCAAATCTTGCCTTATCACCGAGGTAGTAGTTGCGATAGGCGGTGACCGCATCCTCAGAACGATACTTTTCAGGCATCGCCTGTGCGAAGGGTGTGAGATCGCCAAGTGGAATATTTTTAGGGCAACTACTGAGGTGAACAGAAATCAACTTTTCCATGGCATGGATCTTGTTATACCGAAGATTGTATTCCGTAAGCATGGCTGACGCATGCTGATACAACCATTGGTAATTTTTATTTGTACTCATTACCCACTGTGTGCATGGGTGATGAATCATCGTTGCAAGGCACAACATCTGATTACTGTGATCCCAATGCTTAACATTCCTACCTGTCTTAGTTACACGGGTGGTAGGTTCTCCGTCTAGTACACGATGTGCCGTTGACATCATCTGTGCGCTCTCGACAATCATCTTTACAACATGTTTGTCGCAAAGGTTTCGTGCGGCTACTTGTGGAACAGAATCTAGTACAAAAATGTTCATGTGATAATTATAACAGCAACTCTAACTATGTCAAGAATCGGGGTGACAGGATTTGAACCTGCGACCTCCTGCTCCCAAAGCAGGCGCACTACCAAACTGTGCTACGCCCCGTACTGATCTGCCTGGATTTGAACCAAGACAAGGAGAATCAAAATCTCCTGTGCTACCTTTACACCACAGATCAACTGGCTCGGAAGGATTCGAACCTTCAACCCTCCCGTTAACAGCGGGATGCACTACCGTTGTGCTACGAGCCACCAAACGGACAGAGAGGGATTCGAACCCCCGGATGGCTTCAAGAACCATCGGCGGTTTAGTAAACCGCAGCATTAGACCACTCTGCCATCTGTCCAAAAGCGTAGCGGAGGACTTGCACCTCTGTATCAGATCACCCCTTGCAAGTAGATGACCCTGGCAACCTATACGCTGACTACGCAAACGGATGGGGAGGGATTCGAACCCCCGTTGGAGTATTGCTCCAAAGTAGTTTTCAAGACTACCGCATTCGACCACTCTGCCACCCATCCTTAATTTCATTCCGATAAAAATTGATTCTTCTCTTTCACCCCTCTTCGGGCATCCTCAAGAATCTCACGGTCAGCATCTGCGTATCCTGCCTTATACTCTCTCCAATATGGATCATCTGTCGTGCCTGAACCAAAAGGACAACGGCTCCTAGATCCACTCTGTCTGTCATTGTATCCATCACGGTATCCTTGTCCTGCTGTATAACTCATAGTGTCTCTCCTGAGTGGATCGAAGGGGATTTGAACCCCTAACCCCTGCCTTGCAAAGGCAGTGTTCTACCGTTGAACTATCGACCCAAAAAGAGGATGACGGGAGTCGAACCCGCAACATCTACCTTGGAAGGGTAGAACTCTGCCATTGAGTTACATCCTCAAACCCCTTGCATCCCTGCAAGGGTATATGTCGTGAGACTTTGTATCACCCACCGAAAGCCGTGGTCAGCCCGGTCGATAGATGCGACCAAAC